GGAGTTCGGAACAACATCTACACTTGACAGGTGGCAGGATAAAATTTTCAACGGGAAAGGTGAAATAGCTTTTGCAGTTAAACTAACTTTAACTATTGTCGGGATTGTATTTTTCATTATAAAAGTGTGAACTACCAACCAACGCAAAAGCGATTGGTTAAGGCTTCAAGAGGTCAGAGCCTTCTCTAATGAGAACGACTACCGCTTGTTTTTGCTTAAAGTAGGAGTTAGTCCCTAACACCGACTAAGTTTTAAACTATTCTAACTTGGTTATCGTTAGAATTGAAATGTTAACTTTTGGTTTTTACAATTCAAAGTTTGTTTTGAATTAACCGACATAACCTCAAAGAACTATAACAAAGATACAAAAAATATTTCAAAATGTAAGTGTAAAAGGAGTCGCTTACATCCCATCCACGCTAAAGCGATGAATGGGTTTTACGCTCCGTTTTATAAATATGGAAGTAGTATTATACACAATTGCATCAGCAATAATAATTATCTTACTGGCTCTTTGGGTAAAAGCGCAGATGAAGATAAACGAGCTTCAGGTTCAAAATGATGAATGTTTGTTTGAGCAGCGAAGTCAGGGACAGCATGTTCCAAAAAAGACAGACTATGCCAAGATAAACATATACAGGAACGAGCCCAAGAGCCACAATCTTGAAAATGACTATTACTGGCGAATAGATGCAAAGAAACCATTCAATAACGACCAAACGACACTTCTGCTCACTCAAAGCGAATTTGCCAAGTTAAGGGCAAGGGCTGTTAGGGAAATTGGGGATTAGTGAATATTTGTGAAAGCATCAGTGATGCTGTCAATTAGCTTATCCTCTTGGAAGCTTCTCCACTAATGAGTCGAGAGAGAACGAAAAGAATATTTCTGAATTATTAGAAAAGTTTAAAAAGTAGTATTTTTAGCCAAAATTACTGCTTTGGCAAAGAAGACTGATAAAGAAGAAAATATTGCAAAGGCTCTTGATAGAACACTTGAGGATGAACTAAGGCTTTATAAGCAGAGAGATATCCTTATGCGTAAGGCTTTTGCTTCTGATGACCCAAATGATTTAATCAAGGCAGAGCAGATTGCTAAGTTCATTGAAAAAAGGGACGAAGATCAGTCAAAGTCTATTATTGTTGACCCACAAGCGTTAAGTACAGGTCTTGGGTATAAGGAAAAGCAAGTTTCTCTTTCCTATCAGCTTTTAAGGAATATGTCAAGAACGCATATACCAAAGGCAATTATAGGAACAAGGGTTGAACAGGTAACGGAATTTTGCGAACCACAGCCTGACAAGTACAGTCCGGGATTTGTGATAAGACCAAAGAAAAGGGGGCATTTTGCTGAAGATGGGGACGACAAGAAATTAACCAAGGAGCAGAAAAAGGATATAAATTTCCTTACCGACTTCATTGTTAATTGCGGAACTACTTCAAATACATGGCACGGGGACGACTTTGATTCATTTACAAGAAAGGTAATCCCAGACTCTTTGGCTTTGGATCAACTTTGCTTTGAGGTTATTCGGGACAATCGTGGCAGACCTATTGAGCATATTGCAGTGGACGGGGCTACAATGCGACTGGCTATAACTCAAGACCAAAGTCGTAAACCTAATTTGTTAGGTCAAGCCAATAATAGCTTAATAGTGTCTGGAGATAAAATTTCAGGGTATTATCCAAGTTGCGTGCAGGTTTACCACCAGCAAGTATTAAGTGAGTTTTACCCTTGGGAAATGGCTTTTGGAATAAGGAATCCACAAACGGACATTTACGCAAAGGGGTATGGCAGGGGTGAACTGGAAGACCTTATAAGCACTGTTACCAATTTATTGAATGCAGACGCTTATAATGCGAACTACTTTAAAATAGGGAGTAATCCGAAAGGTATATTGAGAGTCTCTGGTAATATTAATCAAAGTAGGATTCAGGAGCTAAAGAATAGTTGGAGTGCACAAATGGCAGGGGTCAATAATGCACACAAGCTACTGGTCGTTGAATCCGAAAAAATGGATTTCGTTAACACTCAAGCTTCCAACAAGGACATGGAGTTCAATAAGTATTATGAGTTCTTGATTAAGCTTACTTGTGCGATTTACAAAATAGACCCTTCTGAAATAGCCTTTCCAATGCAAGGGTCTTCAGATGCAGCCCCAATGTTCGAGGGGAATAATGAAGCAAGGCTAAAATATTCAAGGGATAAGGGGCTAAAGCCACTATTGAGGTTTTACCAAAGAAAGCTCAATAAAATGATTATTGAACCTTGGAATGATTATCTTAGTGGAGACTATGAGCTTGTTTTTCAAGGACTGGAGGCAGGAACGGCAGAACAGGAGCTTGAGGCCGACATTAAAAAAATTGCCTCCTACATGACACCAAATGAAATCAGGAAGTCAAAGGGAATGAAAGATATTGAAGGTGGGGATGTGATTTTGAACCCTGTATTTGTACAGTCGCAGCAAATGGCTAAAATGGGTGGAGAGGAAGCGAATGATTTTATAGACCAGTCCGAAGAAAGCCCCGAAATGGACACGGGAAATCCTTTTGAAAAATCTATAAATAAAGAGTTTGAGGAATTGTTCAAAGATTAATTGATAGTGAAATGGAAGAAGCGATTATGAAAATAGTATCTTTTGTTACAGGGAATTGGCAGTGGCTTGTGGCTATTGCAGGATTATTGGCTATAATTGGTGTTTTGGGATATACTAAGGTCAGGAACGCAAATGAAATTACAGCCCTTGACGTTTTAATAAAATTCAAGAACGAGGAAATCAAGTTTTATGAGACCAAGATTAGCCGACTCAATTCCATTGATAAGCTAAGGGTCAAGCAACTAAATGACATTAAGTCTAGAATAGATTCTATTGCTCAATTAAGAAACGATAAAAAACAGGAAGATGAAAAAGAACTTAGTAAAATTGATAATGCTGATAATGCTGAGTTGCTTCGCAAATCTCAAAGCGTCCTCTCAGAGCTTATGGATAAATAGTAATGGCGACACTGCATTTTTGTATGAGATCAATGAAGCAAGGCTACTTGTAAAAGCTGCTGTTAGGTCTTTGCAGCTTGAAAAAGACATTGTTTTAATCGAGAATCAGCTTAAAGAGACTCAAAGCAAAGCTTTAAGACTTACTGAAAGGGTAGTTGACATGTCCGAAAAGGCAACATTCAATAAAAGGATGTTCGAGGCAGAGGAAGTTAAAAACGAAGCCTTCACAATAGAGCTAAATAATGCAGAATCTTGTTGTAGGTCAAAGCAAAGGAAAAATAAAACTTTAAAGGTAGTTGCAATAGTCGCTCCAATAGTATGTGCCGGACTTGCAGCTTACGCAGGATATAAAGTATATGATTGGAAAAGATGAAAAGCCCGTAATGGAAACCCATATCTGTGGGTTTGATTGCTCTTTGGATAGCAAGGGCAAATGGAGTTTTTTAAAAAAGTCTGATTCGCCAAGGTCTTTTGTCAAAAAAAATCCTAAGTATAAGGAAAAGCCGATGTTCAAGCTCAATGAAACAATAGAGCAAGCTGCCCAGCACAATTACTCAGGGTATATGAAAACCATGTCAAAAGAGCTTATCTTACAACTGAACAAGTATAAGAAGTAAATGCTCACTCCAAATAAAATAGAAGAACTTTTCAGCATAATAGAAAAGCAAAGAATCGTCTTTGTTGCAACTCATGTTGGCGATAGTTATTTGACCACTTCAGAAAAGAGAAAATTAAGCGGTCTTGGAATAGATGCAAGCAAACTGTACTCAAAGGGAAGGGATTTTATGTTGCATCAGTTCTATTTTGGACTTATTAGTGATGCAGTTGGGCAGGATGCAAAGAATATCAGTTACGATCAATTAAAGGCTCACATGCAGAGCGCAGACTACATTCCCTTAACCAAGCCTCAGAAATATTCCCTTGAATCTATCAAAAATCAGTTTTTGGGAGATATAACAGGAAAGCAGAACGAAATATTTTCAGACCTGAATAATATAATCAATACCAGTACGGCATCAACGACAAGGAAAAGGCAAGAAGAGGTTATTCGTGGTGAAATAGAGCGTGGTTTTATATCAAAACAGACCTATAACGAAACATCAAGGGAAATTGCACGTAAAACAGGTGATTGGAGCAGGAATTTTGGGAGGGTGGTTGAATTTGTTTCCCATGCAGCATTTAACGAGGGTCGTGCAAGTGCCTATGAATTGGACGGTGGAGATGAAACCTATATGTACTTTAACGTATTCCCCAGAGCTTGTAAGCACTGTATAAGGCTTTATTTAACCAATGGCATAGGAAGCAAGCCAATAGTGTTTAAACTGTCCACATTGCGGTCTTATGGCAACAATATAGGCAGGAAGGTTGCTGAATGGAAGGCTAGTTTGTTCGGGGTTCATCCTTTTTGCAGGTGCAGCGTAAGCCGTTGGCAAAAAGGATTTGAGTGGGACGACAAGAAGAAAATGTTCGTTCGCAAGCGAAAAATAGTCATTGAGGGCAGAGAGCCTATCCCTGTCAAGATAGGTGGGAAGACCTACCAGCTGTGAAATTTAAACTTAGTTTAATAATTTGCAAATAATAATTTGCATAATAAAAAATCTTTTCTTAGATTTGTTTCTGTAATTAACGGATTGTATATGATGCGTTGAGGCACGAAATGAATTTTATACCGTGTTACCTACTGGCACGGTGATTTAAAACAAAACTTAATTAAAAATATGGAAACATTAACATACCCAAAAGAAACGAAAGCCATTAAAGTACATAGCTGTAATTTTTGTGCGTGTAGAATACCTAAAGGTGATACTTACATAAAATCTACTCACAAATATGATGGTCAGGTTTATGATTGGAAAACTCACAAACATTGTTCTGAAATAGCATCAAGATTAAAAATGTATGACAATTGTGATGAAGGCTTGACACAAGATGATTTTATGGAAACTATACATTGCGAACATGATGATATACTTATTTCAATAATACCGAATAGTGAAGCACAAAAATTCAGCGATATTATTCAGCAATTACGAAGGGTTAATTTTAGAGATAAACTTGGTTATGTTATACGGCATTACAAAAAACTTGATAAATAATCACAAAAGTAGTGCTTGTAGTTAACGGCTAGCATAAAAATAGTACGGTAAATAACGTAGAATATTAATTTGAAACACATAAAAAAAATGAATTGGATTGAAATAAAAAGCGAAAAGGATTTACCAGAAGAAGGTAAATATGTAATTGCAAAGCATAACCGAGGAACTTGGCATGACAGTGATGACCAAGAAAATGTTAATACAGTAGTTGTAAAGCTAGTGCGTGGGATTAGCGAAAAAGAACGTGATGAAATAAGAGGAACTGATAAAGATTCGCAAGAAAGACCAGCAGAAGATCATGGATCTTACAAGATTAGTGGATTAAGAAGTGATATTTATAGACGAGGAGATGAGCATGGAAACAATGCAGTAGCGTGGGCTTGGGAATCATTTGGAACCGCCTCATTTTTTGGACAACAAATTACGCACTGGAT